CGTTAAAACGTTCTTGTACAGATTGAGATTTAAGTTGGGCCGCTAATTTTTCATCACCTAATTTAGCGGCTATAGCGTCATCTGATAAGCCTTGTTTTTTAAGTTTGTTATAAGCTTCTTGGGCTGTTCCTTCTTTCTCTCCTAATTTAGCTAAAACTTCTCTATCTAAAATAGATTGAGCTAAATCATCACGGGATAACCCAACAGATTTAGCTAAGGCTTCTTGTTGAATAACATTCATCCTACCAAACTCAGCTGACCCTCCTATTTGCTTAGCAACTTCAGCAGCGGCTTCTCCTGTTTTACCTTGTAAAGCTAAAAATCTAGCCTGTTCAAAATTTAATTGTTTACCAGTTAATAATTCAGCTTCTATTTCAGACTCAATAGAGGATTGAAAATTAAGTAATCCTTCAGATATTTTAGAAGCTTGTTCTAAATTAAGACCAAACTTTTTAGCTTGAAGAACATTATCAGCTAAAGCTTTAGTATTTTTATTAAATGTTAAAACTGTAGCAGCTCCTGTTTTAGCTACTTCTTCAACAATTTCTTTTTCATTAAGAGCTAATTTATTAGTGACATTAAAAGCAGACGCAGCTCCTAATATAGAGGCTGTATTTTTAGATAAATCACCACCTGTAGCTTGGGTAATTTTACCTAAAGAAGTAGCAGCTTCAGCACTATAACCAGCTTGTTCTGTTATTTGAGTATAATCTTTTAATAATTCCCCACTTAATAAAGCATTAGTACCAAAAGCTTTACTTAAAGACATTTGAGCTTTGACTAAATTTTCAGTTGTGATATGAGTTTCACCTGAAAGAAGGGCTATCTCAGACATTGATGAAACCATATTTAAACTTTCATCATAGCTAACTCCCATATTTTTAGCTAATTCTCCTGTGTTTTTATCAGTTTTAATTAAAGCATCTACTAATTGAGTTATGGCGAATTGAATTAGATTAGCTTTGGAAAGCATTCCCTTTAAATTTTCTCCTGCTCTTTTAGTGAATTCTCCAACAACATTAAATTCTTGACTTAATCCCTCAGCGGCTTGACCAGCTTTTAAGGTATCATTTAAAGCCTCTGAAAAACCAAAGTCTGGGAGTCCAAGTTTTGAAAGAGCTTTGTCAATTCCACCTGCTATTTTAGGCATAAAGCCTAACTTACTATTTATGTTTTCATAAGTATCTTCAATATCCTTTAAATTTTTTTCTAAATCTTGAGTTGATGCTATTTGTTTATCTATCTCTTCTGTTGATTTTCCTTGTTTTATGTATGCATCTCTTACATTTCTTAAATTATTAAGATTTTCTCGAGTTTGTTCTTTTAATTTTTTAAGAATCTTATCATTAAGATCACTTTCACCTCTTCTAATAGATAAAGCTTGTCTAGCTATATTACTAATATCACTAAGAGATGATCTTTGCATTTTAAGATACACATCTTGTTTAGAAAGTTCATTTAAACTATCAGTAAAAGATTTATTAATATAATCTAAATCATCTCTAACACTGTCTAGTCTATCTTCAACTCCTCTTAAACCATCTTCTAAAGCTCTAACTGCGGTAGTAGCATCTCTAAATTGATTAACATCAAAATTTTGAAAAGGATTAGTTTCTCCTAATCGTCTATAAGCAGCTTCTAATTTATCTAATAATCTTTGGATTTCTTGAGGGTTAGGAGTAGCCATTTAATATAATTTATTTTGTTATAAATATGAAAAAGTAAGACCCTTACTTATATGTAGGGGTCTTCAAAAATTCCGGGGCTTGGATTTTACCTTTAGAATCTATAACTGTGGTTTTACCTTGACCAGAAGATTTTTCATATTCTTCTCTTTCTTTAGAGTAATAATTTTGTATCTCATTAAAAGTAAATCTTCTAAGCCATATGGGCATGTTATAAATTTCACTCCATGAGTATCCTCCTTTACCATGAAATACTATTTCATGAATTTGCTTAAATAAACCTAGTCTAGCTTGAGGGATTATATCAAATGTCAGGCCAAAAAAAGTTTAGATTTATTGGGATAGCAATCTCCTCATTGCTATCATCTATAAAGGTTAAATCAACATCAGGCTGGGTTTCTTTAATGTGTTTTCTTAAAGCTCTAGAATCTCTAGCTAAAAGATAAGTGTCTACAAAAGTTCTAATATCTTTAGGTTCTGAAGAACCATTAACTGAGGTAATTATATATTTTAATCGAGTTGAGAGTTCAGGAGAATTATCTTTGTTAATTTTTTTTAATCCTTTAATCTCAGCATCTATTTTACTCTCATCATGCCCAGTTAATATTTTATATGTTATGGGAGTACCACTGTCAGGTAAGGTATATGGGAAATTATTTTCCCCAGGAATTATAGAAGATTCATCAAAAGATTTATTTTCTAAGGTTGATAAATCAACAGTATACTGTCTATTATTATAACTGAAGGAATAGTCTTTACCATAACCTAAAACTCTAGCGGCTACTAGTAGAGCATTTTTATCTCCTATAATTAAGTCTTTAATATTAATTTTAGTTACAACTAAGGATTTAAGAAGTTCATCTAAAACAATACCTCTTTCAATATAAGCTTGGTTAGTTAAAATATCCTCTTCTTTAGCTGTCATATACTTCATTTCTACCTTGCCATCTCTCAAAGGATGACCTTCAGGATATAGTAAACCTTTTGAAGGTAATTCTATAATTTCAGTTGGGAATTTAAATTCACTCATTTTTAATAACTTTGTTTATTATAAATATATGAAAACAAAAAAGAGCGCGAAAAATCGCGCTCTCTTTCTATAATTATTTTCTATTAGAAATTCAACACACAGTAATCAGGTTGAACTGTCATTGTTAAATTAATTATTCCTTCGTTATCCCAATTGTATTCACCAAAATTAGATTCAGTAATCAAGGCTCCTTTGATAATCCATTGAGATACAACATCCCCTACAGGGCCTAAAACATCAAATGTTAAATCTTTTTTGTAGAAATCAGAATATCCATCTCTACCAGTGATTGATTCATGATGTAATCTTACCCATTCCATTACTGATTGGGCACCTGAAGGTGTAATAGGATCAAATAAGGTAAATTGAATAGTACCCCACTTTGTTTTACCCTTTACAAATCTTTGAATATTGATGTGGTTAAGCTCAAGAGCTCCTTGTGTTACTGTTATAGCACCAATAGCCTTTACTAGATAGCTTGGGAATCCATCAATATACATAATGAATCTATTCTGCTGTTTAGGCTCAAATGGTGTGAAAAATATTTCGTTTGGATCTAGTACTGCCATTGTTGTATTTTATTATAAATATTATATATCTAAGTTTTTAATTATTAGGCTGGGAACTCAGCTCCTGTTGGTAATACATTGAAGTCAAGTACTATAAATTCAGCTGTTCTGGTTGGTTGGATGAAAATCTGACCAACTAATTGATTTCTATCAATTACATCAGGAGTATTGTTTGAATCATCCATGACAACTCTAAAAGCATATACACCTTGTCTTTGTTGAACACTTTCAAGATATGGGTTAACTTGGGCTAAGAAGGCATTTCTTGTAGCAGCTGTATTTTGTTCAAATACTAAGTTGTTAGCTACTTGACCAATAAAGCTCTTAAGCTCAATTAACAATCTTCTAACATTAACTCTGTCAAGAGCACTAGCTCTTTTCTGTAATGTTTTCTGACCAAATACTGCTGGGCCTGTAGCTGGGAAGTTAGCTATAGGGTTGACATTATTTTCATACAATGTGTCTCTGTCTGATCTCTGAAGTTTTCTTTCAGGTCTAATGACTTGAGATAATCCTCCTCTATTGATACCAGCAGGTGCAAACCAAGGTTCAGCCGCAGCATCATTAGCAGCATAAACACCAGGAATTAAGGTTGATGCTGGTACCCAATTGAACTTACCTGTGTCTGGGTTTAGGATTTGAACCCAAGGCCAGTAAGTAGCAGCATAGCTATTATTGATAGCATTAGCTTGAGTTGTAGTAGCTGTTATAGTAGCTCCATGGGCAACTAAGTCAACAACTGCTATAGCATCTCCTCTGTTTTGAACTGTTGTTATAAGAGTATTTAATTGAGAAGAATAATTAGCATCAGCATAATACAAACCAGGAACAGTTATTACTTTATAAGAATATTCTTCTTTATTAGCTAACAAATTAAGAGCAGTTGTATAAGCAGCTCCTGTTAAACCTTGAGTGTTTGAAGAATCAATATTATCATAGAAATTAGCACCACCAATATTTAAACTTCCAGTAGCACTATCAAAAGTTCCACTTCCAATCAAAGGTATAGAGGCTGTAAAAGCTGATTTAACTGTACCATCACTATTAAAGTAATTAGGAGTTGGGTAATTAACAGCGGATACATAAACATATCTACTAGCATTAGGATAGTTACCAATAGTTTCAAGATAAGTCTCATCCCCATTAGTAGTTATTTGTTGATAAGTATCACCAATAACTCTAGCTACATAATTACTCTGCTCAGGATCAAGTGAAACATTAGCATATGTTTCTAAAATAACTTTTTCATTAGTTATATCATCTCCTCTTCTAATCAATAGAGTAAATGTACCTGAACCTGTATCAGCTTGAGAAATTTCCCATCTGACATTATCAATAGTTCCGTTTGTAAGAACACCAGCTGAATTTTCAGTACCGCTGCTATTATTTATGTCACCTTCTGAAATGGTTTTTAAAACAAAAGGAACATTACCTGTTATATCGTTAGCTTGGAGGGTAAAACTCATATTAGTATTGCCAGAGCTTCCAGCACCAAAACTTTGTGATCTGAATGTAATGACATCTCCAACAGCAAAGTTTCCACTTTGACCTGTAATTGTAATAGATAAAATAGAAGATGTATTGGCTAAGGTTATAGAGGCTGTTACATTGGCATTAGAAGCTGAAACGCCTGTAAATGTAGTAGCGGCACTCCCTGAAAGGGTAAAACTACTAACAGATGTAAGAAGAGCATCAGCTATTGTACTTAAAGGACCTGGTACTCTACTAAAGATGTTATTACTAATAGCTGAGGTCCAACTAGCGGCTCCACTAACTACTCTGGTTACTAACAAAGTAGTACCACCATTTTGGAAATAGTTATAAGCTGAGATTGAAGTGAGGTAAGAATATGTTTGGTTACCACTAACAAAAGTGGTACCAAATTTATTTTGATATTCACTATATGAAGTTACTACAGTAGGGATTTCAACTGGTCCTTTAACTGTAGGACCAACAATAGCGGCACCTACCTGTACCGGTTGTTGAGTTATAAATGACTGGTCATTTTCTCTTGTAAATACACCAGGTGATACTATTTGTTCTGCCATGTTGTTTTATGTGTTTAATTCTTATTAGGTTTTTGTAAATAGTCCTGATTCTAAATCAATAGAACCATTACCATATTTTTCAGTCAATGATTTTCCCAAATTAACTTCTTCCTCTCTTAATTGAGTTAAAGATTCAATTAATTTGTCTTTTTGAGCTTCTAACACTTGTAATTGATATTCTACCTGTCCAAAATTATTAATCAAATTTTGTTGAGTAGTTTGTAACTGCTTGATATTATCAAGTTCTTCTTGGGATAACTGTATTTGTTCACTCATAATATAAATATTTTATGTTTTCTATAAATATCAGAGTTTTTCTCAAAAATTTCCTGTGTCTGTGTTTTGGGAATTTTTTATATCAATTGATTTTTGAGGACGATTATTAATACCATTTATATCAACAACAGTCTCGGTCTCAACTACAAATTGACCTACACTAAATACTTTTTTATCTACTGTTAGATCTTTTTGAGGAATGTCAGGTATAATGTACCCATTCATGCTAATATCAAAAGTAGCTTTAGCTATTCTATCTGTACCATCTGTTAATTCTGTAACAGTGGCTATAGAATCTATATTAGCTTTAAACTTAAACCTTTCAGGATTACCCCAATATGAATCAGAAGCGTATGTGACTGATTCAACTATTTTGTTAAGTTGTTCCATATAATAAGTCATAACAATACAGCTATAACTAACTGTTACATGATTTGGTACAACTACAGCGTAAAATTCATTTATAGGAACTCTGTTATTAAGAATATTAAATTTATCATAAGCATTTTGCTTATTATATCTTTTTTGAAAATATGCTACGTTAATAGGATTATTAGCGTCTAATTTATTATATTGACCTTTAACAGGAGTAACAGAATTTCTTTTAAACATTATTATGGGAGCCATAATCTTTCCCTCCTTATCTCTATAATACCCATCACGTTGAATAGATTTCCATCTCTCAGGTGAACCATATATAACAGGAACAGCTACTCTTTGTCCATTTTGTATTACAAAAGGTTTGATAACATTTTGAAAATAATACATTATAGACTCATCTATATCTTTAAATTCTATAGAAAAAGGCTTAGTAGTATCTCCTTTAAAAGAATTTTTATTTCCTCTATTTAATTCTTTAGCTTGACCAGTTGAAATCTCATATTGAGATTTAGGGGTTGGAGTTCTTCCTTTAGTAGCCATTAGAGTCTTGTTAATTCTATACCTAACTTATCAGCTGGGGTATAGTGGGTTGAACAAATTATTGAGTAGTTAGAACCAAATTGGCTTAATCCTGGGTTTAGTGGGTTAGTTTCATTTGGGTAGTCTGGGTCTTTCCCTAAGAGATATTGGTTAGAATTAGTGGAATCTACTTCATAATATCCTCCATTATATAAAATAACATCACCTACCTCAGGGACTAGATTAGCATCTATTAGGTCTTCTCTTAAGAATCTAAACACTACATTTCTAGCATATTCTACTCCAAAATCATCAACTGTGAATTGTTGGTCTTGTCTTTCAATTAAGCAATTAAATAATGTAGGTCCATCAAAAAATCTACCCTCGGAAGCTTCACCATATATATTAATTGCTGTTTGTTCTAATTTATATTTGTAAAAAGCACATTGTTGAGTTATAATATCACCCATCAACTCTCTAGTGATAGTTGTGAATAAATTAATATCTCTTTGTCTACCAAATAGTGCCATTAGCCAACATAAATTGTGTAAGGTACATTGTTTAATTCTTTTTGTAAACTATCAGATTCCTGTGCTCTTTTTTCTAATAATTTAGTTCTTGAAGTTTCATCTAAATAAGCTCTTAATCTTTCAATTAAAGCTGTTCTTTCTGCTGTAGCAGCTGATATTAAATCTCCATGATTTAAAGTTACTTCAGAGTTTGGTATGGGGACAGTTGAATATTTACCTCTAATATAACCTAACATTTCTTTACATAAAGCTAAGGCATATTCAAATATCCATTGTCTACCTATAGAATTTATATAGGAATATGTTGGATTAGTGTAAGGAACATTTGAAACATCAGTTATCTTACCTTGTCCCATACTACCGGATACTGTGGGATTATTACGATCTGATTTTAGAATATATTCAAAAAATAAAGTTTGATCTGAGAGTGGGATGGGAAATATTCTGAGTTGGTTATTGATTAATTCAAAGCTATAATTTGATTTTCTAATTTGATCATTAAATTCAATAGCTTGAATTTTTTGTAAATCATAATTAATAGGCATCAATAAAAAATTAATGCCTGGTGAATATGAACCAAACCCAAAAGCTTGAAGTAGGCCCTGAACATCAGTACCTGTACCAGCATAAGGATCAAAATATCTTATAATAGGTGGAACTGATTCATAAAAAATTCTTTTAACCTCTAAATTACCAGCATCAATACTTTGGCTTGTAGCCCACTCATTTAAGTTATACTTTTGAACACCTTTTTGTAAAGATAAACTACCCGTTCTCCAAGTAACACTACCACCTACCCCAGCTTCAACACCATATTGTTCAGAAATTCTAACAATAGTTCCTAAATTAGGACGTGTTAAAGTATTATTTAAGTTTGAGCCAGTTGGGGCTCCTTCTAAAGATAGATAATTTTGAGCTACTTGATAAGCATAAACTTCATTACCATATGTTGTCACAGCTTCTTCAAAAGCTGAGTAAAAGTTAATATCTTGTAATTCAACATCTACTAGAGGATATCCTAATCTTCTAGCTACAAAAATGGCTACTTTATCAGCATCATTCTGAAAGTCAGTGTCATTATCATAAAATCCAAAAGGAGTATTACCTGGAAAGAATGATGAGGAGCCTGGCCAAATTGGGGTGTTTGCCATATTATATTTTGTATATAAATATGGTTAAGTTACAACAATACTACCCCCTGCTGTTGGGAGGAATGTATTAATATAGTAAGGGTTAAGATCCTTTTGAGGGGTTAAAATATCTGAATTACCCATAAAAACTACCATATTGTCTGAACCACTTGTTATTGGGGGAATTCTTAGTTCAAGTAAACCAAAAGACTGTGTGTTGAGAAAAGTGGGGAGGTCTGAGGTGAATCTAGTTTCACTACTCCATGTTATACCTTGGTCAGTTGATTTTTTATAATATATATTCATATTAGTTAAATTTTCCCCACCTGTTGATTTACCTCCATAAAAGGCGTACCAAGTATTATCATTCATATCCCAAGTGAGTCCACAAGGACCTTGACCCCCTACCCCAGCTGCTGAACTAGTTATAACTGAGGTTTTTGTTGTTATACTTGAAGATGTTATAGTGTAACATCTTAATTGAGTCCCTAAAGCTGTAGAAGGACTAGCATATCCTGATTGGTTCCAAGCTATTAAAACACTCTGAGAATTAACCAGGTCTGAGAAAGCAGATAAATAATGACCACCATTAGATGTAGGATTGAGATGAATGGAACCAGAGCCAAAACTAGATGTAAACCAAGTATTTAAAGAATTATCATAAAATTTTCTAAAAATATTGGATTTAGTTTCAGTCAATGTGAACATAACCATATCTTGAGAATCATCTGATGATAATTCAGGGAGGAGGAAAGCATTTTCTAAAAGATCTGGGTTGGGGTTGCCTGGTCCTAAGGAAGAAGTAACAACCCAAGAACTACCAGTATTAGTTGATTTAGCAAATCCTGATCGATATGTGCTTGAGATAAAATTATAGTATATCCCTAAGTTTCCTCCTTTAGCTCTAGTTATAGATAAACCCCCAAAATTCCCAGCGACTGTAACACTAAGGGGATAATTAATCACAGTAACTGGGGTAGAGAGGGTGTCGGTTAAAGTATTATAATTAACATAAAAATAATCTACAGCTGAAGTAACATAAACTATATGAATTAGGTTTGAATTTATATCACTCCACCCATCATACCAAATACTATGTTGCATAATTGGGAACGTTTCCTGCTCTATTAGTCTAATAGGTTCATCCCAGGTTAAACCATTATTTTTTGATTTAGCTAAAACCAAATCAGAATTTGTGTCTATATGAAAAAAATAAACCCCATTAGATGGAATTTGGACTAAATACTGACTTCCTCCCCCCCCAGCTCTATAATTTCTATTATCACTATCAGCTAATTTTACATTTATTCTAGCCATTCTTATGAAGATTTTGTTGTTTTGATTGCGATAACTATTTTAGCTACATTCCCTGAAATACTTTCAATTTCGGCTTGAACATAATCACCCGCTGTAATACTTGTCCAAGTTGAGAGTGAACTACTAAAACTAGAAGACTGGTTAGTTAGAGTTGGTTTTTCACTTCCTGCCATACTGTTAGAACCTGATAGAGGGAGGGTAGCAAATCTTCCTTGTAAAATATCAACAACACAAGAAGCAGTCATTAAAACATTACTTGAATTATAAGCTAACATTTCCCATCCTGTAGCTGTTCCATTATAAGGGATATACACAGGGGTATCTTTTATACCTGTAGTTAAATTAGAACCACCATCATATAAAGTTATAAAAATAGATCCTAACGATGTACCTCCACTTCCCCCTGCTGATGATAGGGCATAAGAGGCTGTAAGAGCATATGATGAACTAACAGCTCTAGAAGCGGTCCCTAATAAGGAACCAGTAAAACCTAAAGTTGAAGTAGTACTTCCTGTTATTATTAAACTACCTGTAATTAAAGCTGAGCCTGTGTAAGGGAATGCAGTTCCACTACCACCACTGTTTGTTATAGTAACATTACCAGTTGATTGGTCTATTGAAATTCCATTTCCTGCTGTTATTTGAGTAACACCTCCATTTAAAGCATATGAAGCAGTTGTAGTAAATGAACTGCTTATAGCATTTAAAACATAAGATGCTGATTGGGCGTTTTGTATATATGAAGCACTAATAGCATTTAAGACATATGAGGCAGTTGTAGCAAAACTAGATGTACCTATTAAACTACCACTAGTGATGGTTATAGAACCACTTAAAATATTTAATGAGCCTGTAAGGTATAATATACCGTCACTTGGGCTAAGAGCTCCTGGGGTAAATGTTAGGTTACTTTGACCACTTCTCTGAAATGAGCTATTACCAGCTGAAAGTAAAGGAATATTAAATCTGCTAACTGAAGTGCTTGAAGCAGGTATACTAAAAGATCCTGAGAATTGGGTTGTAGCTACAATATTAGCTGCTCTAAGGGTATTAGTTGAAGGATTCCAAGAAGGAGTATCCTCCTGAGAGTCAGCGTATAATTTATTATAGCCAAATGAAGTACCATCTTTGAATACAAAACCGTATGTATTATCATCTCCAACAGAATCAAGGTCAATGTTATCTGCGTTTAAAGCGTATGAAGCAGTTAAAGCAAATGAACTACTAACAGCGTTTAGAACATAGGAAGCAGTTTGAGCGTTTTCAACATAAGAGGCTGTTGATGCGTTAGTTGTGTCTAAGGCGTAAGAAGCACTAGTAGCATTATTAGCCCAACTTGAAGTACCAAATAAAGAACCAGTAAGTGAAGAAGCACTAATTATAGAAGCAGTAATTGGGACATTTGTGGTAGCACCTTGTTGTGTTACTTCTTGGAGTGTGCCTATAGTGTCTCCACCATTTAAAACGTAAGAGGCTGTAGTAGCATATGAAGCACTATTACTATTTAAAGCTCGAGAAGCACTTGTAGCAAAACTAGCAGTGCCTGTTAAATTACCTGTTACATTACCTGATAAATTACCTGAGAAAGTATTAGCGCTAACTGTGCTAGTGCCTTGCATAAATAAGGTATAATCGTTTGGTAGATTTAAAAATTTAGAATTATTGTTTAAAGTAAACGCGTCAACTTTTAATATATCTCCTGAGGGGGATGCTATAGCTATAGGATAAACATTACTACCTAAATCTCCAATAATTACTTTACTAGCAGTACCTAATAATGATCCTGTAAATGATCCTGTAAATGATCCTGTGTTATAAGAACTTGTAAAGTTATTAAAAGTAGATAATTGTGTTAATGAACTAGTTTCTGATCTTAACAGATATGAACTTGTAGCATTAGTTAAAGAATTAACACTAGATTGAATACTTTGAGTAAAACTTTGAATACTACTGGTGAAACTATTAAAAGAATTAGTTGTAACTAATGAACTAGTGTCAACATCACTAGCATTTAAAGCATAAGAGGCTGTTATAGAATTTTGAGCCCAACTAGCGGTACCTTGTAAGGATCCTGTTATACCCTCAGATACCTTTAAACTTCCTGTTAGTATGGTACTACCTGTAACTTGAAGACTACCTGTAACTTGGGCTACTCCTCCGTTAAAAGGAAAACCATCACCTGGTTCTCCTTGAGGACCTTGAGGACCTTGAGGGCCTAAAGCAACTACTGATATTATATCATTACTAGTTTGTGTAGTGACATTTATACCATTATTACTATTAATTTGAACAATGTTATTTGCCATTAGTAAGATCCTTTAGTTACTTCTTTAGATAGTTTAACTTTACCTTCTAATAATCTAGAAGCAACATAACAATTTCCATTTCCTGACGCTATCTCCAAATCATAAGAAGCTAAGTCAAAATTTAGTTGGGAAGATGAAGCCGCTGAGATATATATTCCTATAGTTCCTGAGGTTGGGGGATTTAAACCACTAGAGCCACTCATGTTTAGGCCAGTGCCACAAGCATCTAAACTGCTTGATAAGGTAAGATAAACAATATCTGATCCTGGTTCAGGTCTTAATTGCATTCTAGCTTGATAACCGGTTAAATTTACAGGATTTCCATTGGAGTCTTTATAAGCTATCTCAAAATTTACAGTAGCTCCTTGTTCTATAGTAAAGGAATATTTTCCGGCTGCCATAATTTATAGGGTTTATTATAAATATGGTGGATTAATATTTATCTATGTTTAGAATAATTATAAACCATAACGTACTTTAAGAGTATTATAATTTTGAAGAACTTCACTAGATGATAAAGCTCTATTATAGTAACTTAAAGAATATAAAGTTTGAGTTGAATATGTAGCAGGTCTAAGAGTACCATCAGTTTCTAAAAAGACACCATTCACCCATCTGTTAGTTAAGGATTGAGTTCTAGTTGAAGAAATAGTTTGAGTTTGTATTAAAGTTCCATTTATATACAATTGAGCTGTAGTATTACTAATAACAAAATTTAAAAAGTAAATATTATTAACATTTAAATAACTAATACTGTCATTAAAGTTGTAGTCTGCTATAGTACCTAGGGTTATTTGAGCTATTTTACTTGAATTAATGTTTAACCAAAATCCTTTACCATTATCTCCTCTTGTTATTATTAAACGAATACCATTACCATTAGTAAATGATATGGGTTTAAATATAAATTGCCAAGTAAAAGATGAAAGAACAGTAGTTGGTACTTGACCTAATTCAACATAATCATTAATTCCATCAAATCCAAAACCTCCATTATTTTCACTAGCAAAAGTAGGACCAACTAAAGTAGCATTATAATCATTTTGGGTTAAGTCATACCAAGTTGTACCACTCCCTGGGTATGATCTAACATTAGCAGCATCTAAATACAAAATCAACCCATCAGTTACTATTTTAGGCCCATGACTAGTAGAACCGGATATTATAATCATTAATTTTGATATTTCTTTATAAGTTATATCTTCTTCAATATGGAAAAGTAAAAGTTAAAGGACCTACAGTATAAGGGAATGACTTATAATCACCACAATTATAAGCAAAAACTAAATTATCTATAACCCTCCTATTTAAATAATTAACCGCCATTATTTACCAAATTTTCAGCATAATAATCTCTTAGATCTTCAACAATTTCATTTCTATGATTTGAAGTAAGTGTTAAAGCTTCTAAATTTTTAATTTTTTTAGAGGCAGTATACAAAAATTTAAAACCAGAATCACCTTTCTTTTTAAGGTCTATTTGGTGGGTGTCACCGCATACAATCATTTTAGAACGTAAACCCAAACGAGTGACAATCATTTCCATTTGTTCATGGGTTACATTTTGAGCTTCATCAACTATAACACAAGAATCAACAAATGTTCTACCTCTCATAAATGAAACAGGTACAATTTCTATTTTACCTTCTTCAATTAACTTAGCTATTTTTTCTTTATCATATAAAATATATAAATTTTGATAAATTGGTTGAACCCATGGATCCATCTTTTCTCGTAGGTCTCCCGGTAAAAATCCAATTTCTTCTTTGGATACCGTAGGTCGTGTTATGATTATTTTTTCGTATATTTTACGTAATAATCCGTCTAAAGCCACTTGACAAGCTAATAATGTTTTACCTGATCCTGCTTGTCCCGCTAATAATGTTATAGTGTTATCTAATATTTTTTGTTTGGCTTCTTTTTGTTCTTCATTTAAATTAACTTTAAATTTGATTGGATTTTTCACTACTTTTTTTTCTCGAAAAATCTCCTCAGCCTCAGGTGTGTTATTAAAGTGAGTCATAGAACATAAATTTTTTTGTTTATAAATATTAGAAAAAAAAGACCCGAAGCTAAGCTTCGGGTCCTTTTATATTAAATTGCTAACTTAATCGGTTAGAGTGTATTTAAACCGTTCAAGTAAACCTTACCGTAGTATTCTGGTCTCAACATCTTCTTAGCGTAACGAGTCAAGAGACCTTTTCTTGGTGTGAAGGTATCTGGATCGTATACAAGAGGAGTCATGATCAATGGAATATAAGGAGAGAAAGTAGCACCAGTTTCAAGGAACTGTGAACCTCTGAAGCCCATCAAAATGACATTTTCAGTCATGTATGGGTTCTTGTAAACCTCATATCTGTTGTTCAATTGACCAATTTTCTGAACACCGAAAGCGTACTTCATCTTAGCTGAATCACCATCTGTGTTAGTCTCCT